CATTACAACAACAGTCTATAGATTTAGACGATGCAATTGATTTGCGTACTATAAGAAATGTAAAACTTGCTAATCAAATGCTTAAAGTAAAAAGAAAAGCTAAAATGCTTAGAGATCAACAAATGCAACAGCAAAATATTCAAGCACAATCTCAAGCAAATGCACAAGCTCAGCAAACAGCAGCTCAAGCTGAAATGCAAAAACAGCAAGCTAAAACTCAAGCTGAGGCTCAATTAGAGCAAACAAAAAATCAATTAAAAATGCAATACTTACAACAAGAAGTTCAACTTAAAAAAGAGCTAATGCAATTTGAGTTTGATTTAAATAATAAATTAGAAAGCTCTAAACAAGAAACTAACTCTAAGGTAGAGCAAATGAGAGAAGATAGAAAAGACCAAAGAGTTAATATACAAGCTGATCGTCAAAAAGAAATGATTGATCAAAGAAAACAGGGTGATTCACTTAATAAGTTTGAATCATCAGGTAATGATATACTTACAGGGGATGCTAGTATGGAAAGATACGGTCTCTAATTTTTAATATTTTATAAAATTTTATTATGACAGAAGAAAACAAAGAAGTTATCGAAGAGATAACTGAAAAAAATAACGAACAACCTATTGAAGAGGTTATTGAAGAAGCTATAGATGAATCTAAATTTGATAGCGCTGGTGATCCAGATGTTATTAAAATAGATTTAGATGCAAAACCAAAACAAAAAGTTGTTGAAGAGCAAAAAGAAAACGTAGAAGAAAAACAAGAAGAAGCTGTAGAAGAAGTGACTGAACAGCCAGTCATGGAAGAAGTTACTGAAGAAGAACATAAAGTAGAAGAAGTTACAGAAGCAGTTGAAGAAGCGGTTGAAGAAGCTGTTGCTACAGGAAAACCGTTGCCAGAAAATATACAAAAACTTGTTGACTTTATGGATGAAACAGGTGGTGATATACAAGACTATGTTAATTTAAATAGAGATGTTTCTAAGTTAGATGATTCTGATGTTTTAGATGAGTATTATAGAACAACTAAATCTCATTTGTCAGCAGAAGAAAGAAACTTTTTATTAGAAGACACTTACGGTTTTGATGAAGACACTGAAGATCCAAAAGAAATACGTAAAAAGAAAATAGCCCTCAAAGAGCAAGTTGCCGAGGCTAGAGCCTACTTAGACGGGCAAAAGTCTAAATACTATGAAGAAATTAAAGCTGGGTCAAAGTTGACACCTGAACAACAGGAAGCAATTAATTTCTACAACAAATACAATGAAGACTCTAAAAAACAGGAGGAGTTAAATAAAAAAAGCAAAAGGACTTTTTTAAATAAAACTGATAGTTTCTTTGGGCAAAGTTTCAAAGGTTTTGAATACAATGTTGGAGATAAAAAATATCGGTTTAATGTTAAAGATGTAGATAAAGTAAAAACAACTCAAAGTGACATTAATAATTTTATCAACAAGTTTGTTGGTGAAGATAAATCAACTATTGATGACGCTGCGGGTTATCATAAATCTTTGTATACAGCTATGAACGCAGACGCTATTGCTAAGCACTTTTATGAG